CGGGACGACGTAATCACGTCCCCGGGCCTGCGCTATACTCTCGGCCCACTCGTACCCATCAGGGCCGGCGCGCCATTTTTGCAGGTCAGTTAGATAAAATCTGATCATTTTTTGCCCCCTTCGAGTTTCTTCTTCAATTCCTCTCTGCGGGCATCGGGGAGCCGACGCGCCACCCGCGCGAGCCACCCTGCGTCCCCGATCTCGATTAGCGCGTCGATGAGGCGGGGATCATAGCGGGCATCGGGGAGCCGACACGACGCCCGCGCGAGCCACCCTGCGTCCCCAATCTCGATTAGCGCGTCAATGAGGCGCGAGTCATAGCGGTCATCGGGGAGCCAATACGCAGTCCATTTGATCCACCCGGCGTCCCCGGTATTAATCAGGGCGTCGATGAGGCGGGGAGTATATCTGCTATCGGGGAGCCAACACGCCGCCATGTGACAACACCACGCCAGCCAATCAGCACGATCAAAATCCTCCGTGACGACGTAATCACGTCCCCGGGCCCGCGCTATACTCTCTGCCCAGGCGTACCCGTTGGAGCAGGCGCGCCATTCCTTCAAATCTGATAAATAAAATCTGATCATTTTTTGCATCCTCTTTTGAGTTTTTTGTTCAATTCCGCTCTGCGGTCGCTGGGGAGGTAGCGCGCAGCCCATTTGACCCACCCGACGTCCCCGGTATCAATCAGGGCGTCGATGAGGCGGGGATCGTAGCGGCTATCGGGGATCTGACACGACGCACACGCGATCAACCAGGCGTCCCCGATCTCGATTAGCGCGTCAATGAGGCGCGAGTCATAGCGGTCATCGGGGAGACGACACGCCGCCCGCGCGAGCCACCCTGCATCCCCGGTATCGATCAGGGCGTCAATCAAGCGGGAGTCGTAGCGACTATCGGGGAGCTCACACGCCGCCCATTTGATCTCCTCGGCGTCCCCATCAGGGCAGGCGCGCCATTCCTTCAAATCCGATAAATAAAATCTAATCATTTTCCATCCCTTCATTTGTTTCCCCGGGGTGCCGCCGGGTTGCGAGCCGGCCCCCACATGGATCCGCCAACGCAAAGCGCGTTTACTGTGTGGGCAAAACCTCAAGATCGCGTAGCGGTACCGCGATCCTAGCGATTTCCACACCCCTACGCCATATTGGGCGATCAAGCTCCACGACGTAGAGGATATACTGATCGAGATTCATGGATGTCTCCCAGGCATGGGAGACCACCGTTCCGGTCAGCCCGCGTATTTTTACGGGTGTGTTCGGCGCAATCTGCGCCATTGTATAGAGACTGGTCATGTCTTCCACCTCATCGGTTGATTGCTCAATCCATCCTTTTTTCAGTTTGAGTTCCCCCGGCGCGCCGCCGGTCTAGGTGCCGCAGGGAGTCCAACCCTGCGGGGAAATTCAGAGCGTTTCGAGTTTCGCTTTTCGTTCATCGGGGAGCCAATGTTCAGCCCATTTGACCCACCCGACGTCCCCGGTTTTTATAACTGCATCGAGCAATCGGGGATCATAGCGGCTATCGGGGAGCTCACACGCCGCCCATACGATCCACCAGATGTCCCCGGTATCGATAAGCGCATCGAGCATGCGTGGATCGTAGCGGCTATCGATAGCCATAACCGGTGCGGCCGCTATTTGGCCGCATCCGTGTTGATGGCGTTGTTAGCTGTTGCACACATAAGAGCTTCCGTTCCTGGTAACACAGAACGGAACCCATCCATGCCTGAAAAACATCGTTCTGATTTCATTGATTTTATTGATTCCACAACTCACACCTGACCCCTTCGGCATATAATTGTATGTTCGTCCGATTCCGCGCATTCTTGCCAATATGTAATAGAACCAGAATTTGATTGTTTGCATGGTCCCTCCGTCCATCTCGGGCACCCTGGCCCAGGTTTAATTTTCACTCCGTCGCCAACATCTAAACCGTGACCCTCGCAACAGTATTCTCCGTCGTCATCACTGTGCAAAAACGGACAAGAGTAACCGCATCCACCATCCTCCATCGGTGGAATTTCAACGGCCAGTGTGAACTTATGGCGGCCTTGTTCACGATGAACCGCTCCGCACTTCGTGCATTCCCACATCGTGAAATATTCTTTCCCGAGCATTGTCGGCATATTGCCTCCAGTACAGCTAACGGGAAGCTGACGCGCCGCACACGCGATCCACTCGGCGTCCCTGGTCTCGATAAGCGCATCGATGTTGAAAACGAAATTTTTTAAAAAACCCGTTTTTCGTTTTAAAAATATAAATCTCCATTTTTTTAAAACACCTTCATTTTTTTTGAGTCCATTACATTTCCCATGCCATGACCTCCCGCGCTTCCACGTCCAAACACATACCGCAATACGCACAGAACAGCGTTTCGTTTATACCGCCGATGTATCGATCGGCTTCAATATCCTCGTGTGTTTTGCCCCAGTAGGTATTTTTGTGGAGGCATTTTTTTTGTTTTGTTTCGAGTTTTTTGCGTTTAATTTCCCTGTTTTTTAATTCAATATTTCGTTTTTTTCGCCAAACATCAAATTCCCTATTTTGACGTTCTAGCTCAATTTCGGCCTGTTTTATATCTGCATAGCCAAGATTCAAATTTATTGCAGGCCTACCAGAGAAATGGTCCCAACCCCAATCTACACCTAGCCCAAACCCGGGAACCTCCACAACGATCCCCGTTCGGATTTTTTTCCCGTCAACGCCATAACGTTTATCACCGATTTTCATTTTCTTTTTTCCTCCATTTCGTTTTTGGTTTTCCACTCCCCCGGCGCGCCGCCGGTCTAGGTGCCGCAGGGAGTCCAACCCTGCGGGGAAAGGGTTACACGTTGTTTCCCGGTTCCTGATCACCTTCCGCTGAAAATTTTTCCAGTTCTATTCGAGCGATGGACATGCACAATGCCAGAACCTCGGATGTATCGGTTTCCGTAGTGACTTGCATGTTGGCAATGCACCATAGGGCGTCTCTCATGGATTTTGCGCTCATCTTTTCTCCCTCCTTTTTTATTTTTTTTGCTTCTGTCTCCAGTATAACACACAAGCAACTGTGATTTATGCAACGCGTTGCAATACAGTCTATTACGACGCCGTGTAAAAATATTCCTGTGGTCCCAAATCTACGTAAATGTCTGCGGTTGCAACATAAATACCTGCGTAAATTGACGATAACGAGTTACATGGTAGGAATGGCAACGAGAGGGGCGTATATCGTATATGCTATGTGCATACTGGAAGTGGGGTGAGGGCGGTGGATTGAGCCGGAAACCGGGGATTACTTCGGGCCTGATGATGTTTGGTGATAGGCGTGACTAGAATGGGTCAAAAAACGGAGTTTTCGGAACATGTAAAAAAAATAGCTGTATTCTGTATGCACCATGCCTAAGGTCAGAAAAGTTAAAACGGTCGATCCGATAAAGCTAAGCTTGAGTTACGCATTCTCGATGAACTGCAACATCACAGAGGCCTGTAAAATCGCAGGTATATCGAGCAGCGCATTTTGGAAGCGCTATCCCAGGGGGCATCCATTCCACGACCGCATCGCCCAGCTACGCGGGACGCCCAGCATCAACGCCAAAATCGCTTTAGACAAAGCGCTCAAACGCGCGGCGAAAAACGGGACGGAAAATATCGACCTGGCTTTAAAATATCTTGAGCGCGTCAACCGTGACGAGTTTTCGTTGCGCTCTGAGCATGTCGGCGGTGAGGCTACACGGCCCCTGGTGATACAGATCAACGGCTACCAGCCACAGGGATTGATGTCGGACAGTTACCCCAGGCAGGCCGGTGGGAGTACCGTGGAGGGTCCGCCACAGGGTCCGCCACAGGGTGCGCTTCTTGGGACAGGGGATGGTGTCGATGACAACCGGGATGATGACGGTGCTTGACGACAGGATTAAAACGCTTCGGCCATATCAGATCGAGTTTTTGGACTCGATCGTCAGGTATCCGGCGCTTGTCGCAGGCATCGGGACAGGGAAAACTATGTGCGGCATCATACGCGGCGTGCGACTATCGGAGATATATCCACGAAATCTTGGGTGCATCGTCAGGATGGACTACACCGACCTCCGAGATTCGACCATGCAGGATTTTCGCAGCTATTTCCCGCAGTACCGCATCAACGAGAGCAAAAAACAGGTCGAGCTACCAAACGGCTCGGTTATCATGTTTCGCCACGGGTCCGAAGTGGATACGTTAAAAAACATAAATCTTGGATGGTTCTATATGGAACAGGGCGAGGAGTTCCCGGACTCGACACAGTTTGAGTTTTTGTGCGATCGGCTCCGGCGTCAGGTACCATATGCATCCGGCTGGGTCATCGCCAATGCATGCGGTCACAATTGGGTATGGAAAAACTGGATCAAATTCCCTCCGAGTGAGGATTTTCGGGTATGGCAGGCAACGACCTTCGACAACGCCGAGAATCTGCCTGAGGCGTTCATACGAGACCAGGAGGCCCGGAAAGACCGTGCGCCGGCGCACTACAGGCGCATGGTCCTGAACAGCCATGAGGACGACGACACGGGCGATCTCTTGTACCCGTACCAAGTGCTTCGGCGGTCGTATGACCTGGACCTAGCGCTCCTCGATGACGGCCCCTCTGTGCTGTACCTGGACGTGGCAAGCTATGGAGAGAACCCCGACAGGGCTGTTTTTGGATTGCTACAGCGGGCGCGTGGAGGATGGAAACAGACCCTGCTCAAAATCTACCGCCAAAAAAACCTCATGGAATTGTCTGGACTGTCAATGGAGTATTTGCGGCTGTTCCGGCCATCGGTTTTCGTGCTGGACTCCCAGGGCAACGGCGATGGCGTGTACTGGCGCGTTTCGGAGCAGATGTCGAGCGGGCCCGGCAAAACGATCATTGTGCCCTACAAGGTTAGGCGGATTAAATCAGATTCATATTTATACAACCGAGATGAGGATTACGCATATCTTCGCGACGAGATGGACAAGGGATTCGTTGACCTGATCCCGGATGAGGATGGCGACGAGGGCCAAGAGCAAATGGACGATTTGACAGCGATCCGATTCACCCACAGGTCTACCGGACAGCGAATTATCCTTGACAAGGAATGGTATCGCAAGCAGAAGATCCCGAGTCCCGACTGCGCGGCAGCCCTCATGATGGGGTTCACGCAGACCAGGCGGTTCCCGAGTTTTGACTTCAACGCGACGAAACATATCGACGGATACAAAGAACGAGAACCATCACACGCCCAGAAGGTCGGACGATTCCGACCCAGGGAGAGGAGCATCGCATGAAAAAGATGAGCCGGCCAAAACCTAGAAAAATCCCCCCTGGTGGTGACGTCCCTGACTGGAAACGCGCTCAGGACGAAATTATCGGATCGATGAGTTGTAGGCGGAGCCGAGATGGTAAAAAGGCCGTAAACGCGGACCGTAAACGGCATAGTCGGTGACAAATGGGAAATCCAGATAACAGTCAGGAAAGCATTTTTCAGCGCAAGTTCAGTGAGGATGAAATGGGCGATTATTTCGTCCAGTGTGCCGAGGACGGAATAAAGCACGTTCACGATACCTTCCACGACAAGCTGGACAAATGGGGGATGGATCTGAGGATGCTCAGATACCAACGAACTGATCCCTACGATGGCGCCCCGAATTTTTCATCGGACGTCACCATGACGATGGCCGATTCTATTTCGCCTCGCCTGGTGCAAGACCTTTTTGACTACAACGAGCCAATCGACGTCGAGGCTGTCGGTGCTGACGACGAGCAGAAAGAGCAAATCGAGGCATCAGGCAGGACGCTGATGGCTTGGGATGCGAACGCTAACGACGAAATTAGGGAGGAGCTTTATCGTTACGTTTACAAAGCGGTTGGTCTCGGGACGAGCTTTGCGTATACTTTCGCGGAGAAGGTCAAAGAGCGGCACGAGATCGAGTACGACTCATATTCCGTGGTTGGCGAGGACGGGACGGATGTACCCGTCACCGGGATTGATGAGAACCTGATGCCGGTCAGCGTTGAGGGCGAACAGCCCATTCCAGTTTCCCCGCAGGCTGACGAGATCCTGATGCGCCTCCCGAATGTCATGCGGTCAACCACGACCGAAAAAACCTGGCGATGGAAACGGTACGGCCCGAGAACCATCTGCGTCCACAGCAAGCGCGTGTTCTGGTCTCCTGATGCCGAGAGCCTCGATGATGCGTTTGAGACCGGGTACGTCGGCCTGGAACTGCACAAGACGGCGAACGAGATCATGACGATGCTCAAGACCGGCGACGAGGACCAGAAAACCCTGCTCAAAAAGGTCTCGAAAGCATACCTAAAAGACCATGTGAACCAGTTCAAAGAGACCGCGGTTGACGAGTCCGAGGTCAAAAAGCAAACGCTGAATTGGTCACAGACCGAATACCGCACGAAGAAGTTGAAGCTGTGTCTGGTATTCGGGAAATACGATGTTGACAACGACGGCCTCGAGGAACACGTCGTGGTGCTATGCCACCCGAAATCCAAACAGATCCTGGGCTGGGAACGCTTCCCCTACGATCACGGTATGTGCCCGATTGTCGCCGGCAAGATCAAATTCGACATCGAGAAAAGCGTCGAAAACATCGGTGTCGCCGAGATGAATTTCGATGATAAAGGCTACGTCGATCACCTGAGAAACGAGCGTGCGATTACCAGGGAGAGATTCGCGAGGCCAACCCGATACGTCAGGCGAAACATCGGATTCAACCGGGCGATTCACAACGATGGAAACTCGGTATGGGATGAGCTTGAGGATATTGGCGAGGATGCTATTCGCACGGAGAAAGTCACAACTTACGATTCTGACAGTTACCATGAAGAACAACAGTTGATCGAGCGTATTCAGGCGCGTTTCGGTCTGCCGAATCCTGCGGTTGGTATGGAGACGAAATCCGACCAAACTCTTGGTGGGCTCATTAGGTTGCTGGAGGAAGGCGCGAAATCTCGCGATATGTACAAAAAGAACATGGCCGAGTCCATACGAAAGATTTTCTACCAGCGATACCGAATATGGAAGCAGATGCTCACCAAAGATGCCAGAGACGACCCGAAAATCAAGGAATTCGTAACGCGGGTCATGGGTGCGAAAGCCGGTGGCCTGGAGATGGAGAACCTTATTGCGCTTGACCACGACCTGAACGTGACGGTCAGGGCTACGCACGACGACAAGCGCATCCGGCTCATCAAGGTATTGGATAAATACAAGCTTCTATCACAAGAAGATATGGTCATGAATCATCCCCATTATCGCAGGAACCTCATCAAGGAGGTTTTGATTGCGATGGGTGATGTTGACGTAAACAAATCGATTCCAACCGTCGAGGAGTACCAGCAGTATATGCTAAATATGCAGAAACAGGCGATGCAGGAGATTTTCCAGGAACAGCAGGCCGCACGAGAACAGCAGGAACTTGATCAGGAACTGAACCGTAATGTTGGGGCTATGGAGGCCGCCGCTGGTGAGCGCCCTGTACCTGATGAAGACGAATTTACGCCAATGGCAGGTGGCATGGAATGAGCGATACGCGAACTAATGATCAGATAGAAGATCTGCTGAAGTTGCAGGACCGCCTCGAAGATGATGTTATGATGCGGAACGGACTCAAGAAGCTCATGGAATATCCTGAGTTCATCTATTACGAGAAGCTGATCAGAGACCTGGTGGTAAAAACTGAGAGGTCTCTGGAAGATAATCTTGACTGCATCCGCTCCCGTTACGAGTGGAATGCGGCCCGCAAGTTTTCGAGGCTGATCGATGCCCGGATCGAAGAAGGAGACCGCGCTGAAAAAATGCTGCAGCAGGTGTTTAAGAATATTGAATTGCTCCGAGGCGAGCGCCAGCCGGAGCAGAAAGACAGAGGACGATTCAGGACGTAACATCGGATCACCCCGAAAGGGAGCCGTAACCATTAATAGACGCCGACCACCCGGAAACGGAGCGGTGCGAAAGGAGCCACTACAATGGCCGAGACCACAATCATCAACCCGGAAAACGATGTGAATGAAACCACGCCTGAAAAGCCGAATGACATCGAAAAGCTTCGCGCCTCCAGAGGGCGGTATGACTCCGCGACGGACGTGACTGACGAGCACAATCGTATTTCCAAGTCTGAGGTCAAGGAGCCTTCAAAAAAGACGCAGAAGGACGACCCGAGGCCAGATGACGAAACGAAGCCGGCTGACAAGGGAGCCGATGAGGATGACCCCAAGGATGACGGCAAAACACACGAGGAAGAAGAACCGACAGGCGATTCCCGCGACAAGCAGATCCGCGACAAGGACAGGTACATTCAGGAGACCCGCACGGAGTTGAACCGGCTCAAACAGAATCAGGAGCGACTTCAAGGTCTTCTGAAGCCATACGAACAGTTCCTGAAGCGTGACGAGAACGGAAACCCAATTGATTGGGACTTCTCAAGTCTCGAAGGTTCGCAGGACGACCCGGAGCCGAAACTTGATGTCGAGGAACCCGACTGGGACGAACTCGATCTTCTGCCGGCAAAGGAGCGTTTTCAGAAGGAACGTGCATACCAGAAAGCGATCGACAAGCACGAACGCGAACATGCGGAGTGGGAAAAACGACAGCAGGACCGCAAGGCAAGAAAATCGGAAAACCAGCAGACCAAACCAGCCGAAGCAGAAACTACCGAGGCACAAAAGCTGTTCATGGATTCCTGGAACAATTCATTGGAAGTCGCCGGAAAGGAATTTCCCGGCGCAGACCAGGAAGGCTCGGAATTGAACACGAAAGCTGCGGAGGTTCTCAAGGAATACGGATTGGGTGCGAATCCGAATGGACCATACCTTGCGGTTAAGATTGCCGCCTCTGAGCTTGGCGTCAAGCCTGGCGAGGGCGGGAAGCCGTCAAAACCTTCTTCCGAGAAACCGAAACCGAAACCTAAAGACAAAACATATATTACAAGCATCGGGTCGGAAGGCAAAACAAGCAGTGCTGAGGCAACTGGAAACGAAGCGGTGAACGTTTTACGCGAGAAACGCAAACGTTTTCAGGTCGAGGACTGACGCCCTGATCCGGTCGGAGGGTATGAAACATGACTACTTTGAACACAATGACCGCTTCGGATTTTTCTGACGGGAAACCGGAGTGGTGGGACGACGCAGTGTATTTCGATGCCCAGGCAAAACAGTTCTGGTCGAAACACGAAGGCGACGAATACGGAGATACGGCGATTATCCGAAAGGATGACACCCGCATCAAGAAAGCAGGTCAGAAAATAACGTTCATTACTGTCGGGCAGCTTTACGGGTCGGCGACCACGAACGAAAGCACCCTGGCCGCCAACGAGGAAAAGGCGACCGTCGGGAACTTTTACGTCGAGACCGGACTATTCAGACATGCGGTGGCGTATAACGAATGGGGTGAGCATCTTTCCCTGTTCAAGATGTACAAACACGCGGGACACATGCTCGCTGACTGGATGGCCAGATACAAAGACTACCACATGGACTACCAGTTGATCAACACGGACTATTCGTCCGAAACCACGCTGTTCGCGAACGACGCCGCAGACCGCACCTACCTCAATTCCGACTGCACGTTCGGCGTGACGGAAATTGAGCGTCTTCAGCTTACCCTGGAAACGATGGGCGCGGAACCCCTGCGAGTCTCGGGCGACGGATTCGGGAACGATTATCCTGTTTACGGTGTGGCCCTGGACAGTTTCGACATCTATCGGCTTAAAGGCGACGCCAGGTGGTACGAAACCAACGCTGAGGCGAATATTCGCGGGAAAAATAATCCTCTGTTCCCCGGCGCGATCGGCATGATCGGCGGGATGATCATTTATCCCCGAAGGGCAATTCGCGGAATGCAGGGGTCATATCTTCGCCCGAGCGCGAAAATTTACGGCTCTCATACCACAGGCGTCAGCACGATCACTGTCGGAGCGAACAACAACAAGGACTATACGCAGAACTTCCCGAGTACCGGGACGTTGTGTATCCTCAAAAACTCCACCGGTGCGGTCGAATACGTCACTTATACCGGGAAGACGAAATATTCGTTCACCGGGTGTTCCCGTGCTCAGACCTATGGAGGTTCCACGAGTACAGCGGCGGAATACACTACGGGTGATTTTGTTGCTTATGGGAAGTTCGAGTCCAGGCAGATCGCGTTCGGAGCGCGTACCGCGATGCGGGCGCATTCTTTGTACGCAAAGGAAATCACGCAGACCGAAGACTACGGCATGGAGCAGGGCATCGGGATCAAGACGATCTTCGGTGACAAGGCTCTGTTCGAGTCCGACGACAGCGTGAAGAACTACTGCGTGATGATGAGTTGTTCCGCGCCTCCCGGAGCCGCGACCATCTCGTAACCCTGCAAACATAATCAAGGAGGTTTGAAACATGAAATCGAAAATCATTAACATCGGAGCGTACACTTTGGCCGTGGTGCTGATCGCGCTTAGCCTGTACGCAGCCGTAAGCTCCACAGATGACGTGAACATGAGGAGCGCAGCCCGTACCGGGTTCCAGGGATATGGCGTCCTTGCGGACCTGGACGGCGGGTATCTCGCGGAAGTCGATTCCAACGGTGCCGTATTGATCAACCAAAACAACAACGCCAGTGACGCGCAGATGGTACACGGTGTCGCCGCTGATGGCGCGCTGATTTCCACCGGTGCGAAGTTAGCGACCATTACGGTAACGGGTACAGGTGCTGGTGACTGGGTGGCATTCTACGATACCAATGCCGCGAAATCCGCGACAAGCGGAAATGCGAAACTCGATGTAAAGGTTGGCACTGCAGCCGACTCGAAACATCTTGTGTTTCCGAAAGGTATTTCGTTCACGAACGAAGTCTACGTTGATGTTGTGGACGCTGACGTTGGTGTATACGTCACATACGAGACCTAATGAAGGGCGACCTTGACAGGTTCTTGGGGTATTCATGGGGAGGGGAGCAATCTCCCCTCCTCGTGATCCTCGATTCATTTATGGCGATGCTGTTCACGGCAGTTGTCGTCGTGATCGCCATCCCGTTCTGGATAAAGGAGGCGGCGCTGTGGCATCGTTTATGATCAAGGCGTTCCTGCTGTTAAGTGTGATCGGATATTTGCCTGGTCATTCGCTGAATAATTTCGATGCGAAATTTTTTCACCTGTGCGCGATCGTTCTTGGAATGTGCGCGTTGATCGAACCACCGAAACGTGATGCACCGAATATACTGGTGATTCCGTTCGGGATGCTGGTGGTTTTGAACGCTCTCATGCACAACCTAGACAACGCTGTAATGTACTGGTGCCTGAACGCATCGATATTCATGTTCATCGTGTGCGTGGTGACGATGTACGCTGATACACCCGAAGAGTATTTTCGTTGGATCGCCATCGGTGCGATGATCAATATCAGCGTGGCCCTGATGCAAAAAGCCGGGTTCAGCCCGGTTCTCGACACGACCCCTGAATCTCATCCCGGAGGGTTGATGGGAAACTCCCCCCGGCTATCGACGTACCTGGCCGCAATATTGCCAATCATGTGGGACATCTCGATTCCGATGTTCCTTGCCTGTGTGGGCATAAGCCTCGCGGGAGATCCTCAATGCGCGATTATAGGCGTGGCCGCCGTTGTTGTGTTTTGCCGGGTCAGGAACGTTTACATGCGAGGATCGTTAATCGTGCTGGCAGTTGCCGGTGCTGTGTTTCTTCGGGAACATATATTGGAATCTTTAAGGATTCGGTTCGACGTGTGGGGGAAATTTTTGAAGCTGTTTTTCAAGGCTCCTCTTCGCGGGTTCGGACTGGGTACAATTCCAGGACGTGAGCGCGTTGTCAGCGTGGACTACGCAATACATTCCAGCGTTTTGCAGTTTGTTTTCGGGTCCGGGATATTCGGGGCACTTTATGTTATCGGCCTAATGAACGAACTGAAAACCAGGATCGGTCGCGACCCTTTGTCGCTGTCCATGGTGGCAATTGCGCTTCTGTCCATCATTGAATATCCGTTTGAGATCACGAGGATGTGGTTCACCATGGCCTCGCTGATCGGACTTTTTATCGTGAAATCACAGGAGAAGTACAATGGAAATCGAGAGAAATACAGTAGACTCTGTTTTTGTCCGGTATGACGGGAAACGAGATATATTCTCGCAGGACCACAACCGGAAACGGTATTTTTTCAGCCGTGAAAACCGATTCGGAAAAATCCCGTTGAAGCTGTTCAACATCTGCTCAAAGAGGTTCCCCGGATACCTGACGGTGGTCACTGAGGACGCTTACAATAACGGCGTGAAAAACCAGGGCAAAATAAACAAGGCCGCCATGGAAAAACGTGTACAGATCATCCGGGACATCGAAAAACTGAAGATCAATGAAAAGCGCGAAACCATGATCGAAAGCGAGAATAAGAAAGAGGAACTCAGGAGTAAGCTCGGTCTTCGTCCCAAACGGAAACCTAAAACTTTCCCGCCTTCCAGGGGAAAAGTTGGTTTGAACGATGGGCTCGGTAACAAAGCCAGTGGGAAAAACAAGTGAACCGGAGGCATAACAGCGAACGGGGAGAGGTGCTTCGGCACCTTTCCCTATGCGCATACAGGTATACGTCATGAACCTAGCGGAATACTTCTACAAGTTTTATGAAATCCTCGGGGAGGCCGACGAGGCCAGGTTCTCCATATCTTTGCTGAAAAGGTGGGTGGACCAGGCAGAGAGCGCTATCAATAACGAGGCACGATGTATATTCAAGAACACGGTTACGGACGCAACCACCTCCAGGCTTTACAGTCTGCCTTCTGACTGCCTGGACCTTTCTGCCTTGGACCGGGTGTACTACGCGAGGACAGGCGACGTAGACGACCGCGAGGAACTGTATCCAACCGACATACAAAAGCTAAACGAAAAGTACCCGAATTGGCAGAGCGACGACTCATCTACCCCAAGCTGGTGGTATCCGGATTTCGCGGAGAATAAGTACGGTCTATATCCATACGATTCATCTCTTTCCAGCGGAACGGATTACATTAAGCTCGAATATCGTGGAAAGCATACCCGGCTTTACAGGTACTATTCCACGGGAACAATCACTATTTCCGGCACAACCGTCACCGGGTCAGGGACGTCCTGGGATTCGGAGCTTTCAGCAGGTGACAAAATCGGAGCGGGGTACCTGTTCGGCATTGACGGTGATTTCCCGGACAATTTTTACGAGATCGAAAGTGTCGATTCAGACACAGAACTTACCATTACGACATCTGCCACGGTAGCTTCAGGGAGTTCGTATATCGCCGCCCAAGATTCCGACATCATAAACGAGCGGCTTTCCGACTGTGTGATCGACTATATGATTTTGATTGCGCAGTTCAAGGACGGAAAAATTCAGTACGAGGACTTCATGGGGGCGCGTGAGGGAGTATTTCAGCGTGCGAGGCAGTACAAGTACGGGATCGAAAAAACTGCTTCCTCAAGGCGTGAGAGAGCGCCATACAATCAAATCATGAACGGTCCGCGTCGTAGCGCGAGTCGAGATTACGGGAGAGCGTGACATGGTTCAACACGTCGAGCTTGGTAAATTCAAGGGGGTGAACGTTTTGAAACCAGGTGTCGCCATCAATGGGGACCAGGCAACGTCCGCGCAGGGCGTCAGGATAGACAATCCGTTTGGCGCGTTGAACAACACCATCGGAATGGTGAAAACCGACACCGTAGGGGCTGGATACCCTATTATGGCAATCCACCAACTCCCGAAGCACGGATATACTACAACGGAAAGCGAGACGGTGTTCACTGTGCAAAACGGCGCGGTCGCTCACGAATGGGGCGGATGGGAAACCGGATTCAACGATTTCGAGTGGGATACCGGATGGACGAACGTCGAAATTTTACACTACGATACAGACCGGGGATGGGTGTTCGGATCCGGCACATACGGCGGTGAGACAGTGAATTTCAGGTTTCCGACCCGGAGCCGATATCCAAGGTTTGAACGGATAGAAATTCCATCGTACAAATCGATAACCTACGGCGCCGGGTACTGGTGGGCGATTTCTGGAGGATATATTTATAAAATCCCACCGGATTTTCAATCATACGAAACCCTTGAGATCGAGTATTCCGACGGCACGGCAATCGATTGCAACAATTATCAGGTGATATGGTATTACGGAGGATACCTGTTCGCGGGGCGTGGCGGGTGCGATGTTAAGGGGTTTTTCAGTTGCGTGATGAAAATGTCGCTTAACGCGAAAATAGTCGATGCGGTCGCGCTGAATTGGATATTCTCACAGGGCCGGGATTTCTCAATGCTCGTAGGACCACTCCATATATATTTCAGCTACACATGGACCGAGCCGTCTCCGGAGTTGCGATATTTTCATATCATAAATACGTCCACGATGGAAGAAATCTACAGTACGTCTAAAGAAACAAATTATACCGGAGTTGCGTACAACGATGACGGTTCCGGGTACGCGGCTGATCCTGATAATAATCGCGTCGCGAAAATCGATTCCAATGGCGACGAAACCGGGGAATACCTCACAGGTCTTTCTACAAGTATAGACTACGTTGGTTTTGAAGGGGACTCAAATCTCGTTGTCGGTGACAAAGGGAATTCAAAGGTTCGGATAGCGGATATCTTCTAATGAAAACAATCGAAATAAACGAATTCCGTGGACAGGTTGTCGGACTTGATTCAGTCGATATCAAGTCGAATATAGCGACACACGCATCAGGCGTAAATCTGCAAAGACGGGGTGAGATGTTGAATATGCGGGGAATGACAAAATGGTCCACGTTGGGGCATTCTTCTCAGATCGATGCCATCCATCAACTCGGAAGTTCTACGTCTCCGAATGAAAACTTGTTCACTGTGTCAGGAGGCACGGTATACAAAGGACCGGCGTTTCTTGACTGGGACGTTCTTGTGGATTCCGAAGATCCGACGGCTGTCATCAAAACATTTTACGTGGACACGGAAAACGGGTGGTTCTACCTCGCCCAGAGGAACAAAATCGTCCGTATGAAATGGG